GCAGTTGCAGCAGTAACCCCTACACCTAAAGACGATGAATGGGTTGCAAAGGCTTATAAGTTTATAGATATGATTGCACTAAACGTGGGGTTAGCAAAGGACAAGTGAGTAGTTTACAAATGGCAGTAAAAACAGAAATGGATATAGCTTTAGAAGCTTTAGATCGCATTGCACATCATGAAAAAGAATGTGGTGAGCGTTGGGCAGAGTGTACAGTAGAGCTAAGAGAGTTACGAAAGGCAACGGACAACCACGCAAAAAGATGGGAAAAACTTTCATGGTTAGTAATAACTGTAGTAGTAACAACTTCTGCTGCTATTTTAACTTCAATGATTCAATAAAATAATTATATGAGTAAGAAAAGAGCATCCAGAAATACTAAAAAGGTTTTAAAATCTTTAAAACAAAAAAGAATTAAATCTGACATGGGCGGTAGATTTGGTGATGACGATTTTGGTTTTAAAGGTAAAGTTAAAGAATCTAAACCAAAAGAACAAACACAACCTACTGTAACTCCTACTTCTAACGCACCTAAAAGAGGCGATTTTGGAAGAGGAAAAGGAGGCATGGATGCGTATAAAAAGGCTGTCAAAGAATATAATACATCATTAAGTACAGAGGGAATAAAAGAAATAGAAGACCTTACAGGGTTAAGTATACCTGCTAGACCCGAAGTTACTGGCGGTGGTATGAGTTCTCAAATACAAAGAAAAAAGCAAAAAGAATGGGATAAGACATATGGCTCTGAAGGATCTTTTTGGAATCAATCATTACAAACTGCATCTACAAATGTTACAGCAACTGCTGAACCTACTGTAACTTCTGAACGTGATGAACCTGATGTAAGTACTGAAACTACTACTGCTGTAGCTAACACACAACAAGCTACGTCTGGTGAAGGAAGAGGTCAAGATGCGTCTACTTGGGACGGTGTTTCTAAGCCTACAAGAGATATGTTTGGTCCTGGAAGAGCGGGACAACTAGAGTATTTACAGGCTTTAAAAACATGGGAATCAAAAAATAAAGATGATAGTATAGACGCAGGAGGAGAAACTGTGGCAGATAAAAAAGATAGAATAGCAGCTACTAAAGAAAGGACTGAAGATATAGCTACAGGTTCTACTCCTGAAGCCATGATAGAAGATGCAGACGTAGAAACCTTAGACGTTGGTTCTATTACTAAAGATTCTACAGATGCAGAAAAACTTAAAGCAGGAATAAGTACTGATGTTAAGTCAGTAGATGATAGAGAAGGTACAGATTTTACTGAAGTTGATGATCCTGATGTAATTACTGCTGAATCTGGTACTGCTGAAACTGCTGGTGATGCTACTCAAGTTACTGCAACAACTTATGACGCTGTTAAAGCAGGTTCAGTAGATCCAACAGAAGCAGCAGAAGGTGAGGTATCAAAAACAGTTGAAGCTGGTCAAGCTACTCTTACTGAAGCAGAGGCTGCTAAAAGAGATGCGGCTCAAGAAGAAGCTGCTAAAGCAAGTAAAACAGATTTTGATGTTAGTGATGAAGCTTACGTTCCTGAAGTAACTTTTAGAGATGGTGTAAATGTTGCACCTACTAAAGAAGCAGAAGCTAAAACAAGAGAGGCTATTACAGGTACACCTGCTGAAGACGGACAAGCAGCACAGATTATAGATACTGTAGGATATGAAGCTGCTAAAAGACGTACAGTAACAGGAGAGGCTGCAAGAGGTGGTGCAGCTTCTATGATAGCAGAAGTTGGAGAACTACCTCCTGAAATAACAGCAGCCGTTGTAGAAGACCCCGCAACAGTAGAAGCTCAAATAGATGATCAACCTGTAGAAGTACGAGCAGCTATTGCAGCCTTACCTACAGAAGCTTTAGTATCATCTCAAATGGAAACACTACTAGCAGGTATGGATGATGGTAATACTCCTGCATGGGCTAGACCAGCAGTAGCAGCTATAGAACAACAGATGGCTCAAAGAGGTTTATCTGCTTCTAGCGTAGGAAGAGATGCTTTGTTTAACGCTATTATACAGAGTGCTTTACCTATAGCTCAGAGCAATGCACAAGCATTACAATCTAGAGCAGCGCAAAACTTATCTAATCAGCAACAATCTAATCTTGCACAGTCTACTCAAGACATGCAAAGACGTATGGCTAATCTGTCTAATAGGCAAACTGCTGCAAGTCAGACTGCTCAGTACGCACAGCAAATGTCTACGTTGCAAAGTCAGTTTACTCAACAAGCCGTATTAACTACAGCAGAGCAACAACAGCAAACTAGAACTCAGAACCTAGCTAACAGACAACAAGCGGCTGTTTTAAATGCACAGCAGCGACAGGCTACTAATGCTCAGAACTTAGGTAACGAACAACAATTAGAATTAGCTGAGTTACAATTTGCTAATGAAACTGAGCGTGAGAACATGACTGCTGAAAATCAAAGACGTTTAGCAGAGATGAATGTAGCAGCAGATTTCTTATCAAAGAATGCTGGATTTAAACAGCAGATGGAACTAGCTAATCTTTCTAATGAGCAGCAAATGAGACTTGCTAATTTAACTGCACAGAATCAAGCTAGTGCAGATAATCTAAATGCAGCACAACAAACTGAACTTGCTAATCTTAATACTAGAATGCAAACTAATTTGTTACAAGCGCAGATAGCTGAAAGAATGGGCGTAGCTCAACTTAATGTAGATCAGCAACGAGCAATACGAAATGCTGCAATGGTTGCTAATGTAGATTTAACTAAGTTCAATGCTGACCAACAAGTAGAACTTGCTAATAGTAAGTTTATGCAGAACATGACTATGAAAGATCTTGATAATCGTCAACAGACTGCAATACAGAATGCTACTTTACTAGCTCAAATGGATATGGCAAATGCCGATAATAGAACTAAAGCATCTATTGCTAATGCTCAGAACTTTTTATCTATGGACATAGCCAACTTAAATAACGAACAACAAGCAATAATGTTAGATCAGAGAATGGAACAAGATAGATTACTTTCTGATCAAGCAGCAAAAAATGCAGCACTACAGTTTAATGCTAAAAGTGAAACGCAAGTAGATCAGTTTAATGCTGGTTTAGCTAGTGAAATAGATAGATTTAATACTTCTCAAAAAAATCTTATGGAGCAGTTTAATGTTTCAGAAGCTAATAAAGCTGAAGCTATAAATGTAGAGAATCAAATAAAAGTAGATTCCATAAATGCTGAGTTGGGTGCTAAAGTAAATATGTTTGATCAAGAGCTACAGTATCGAGCAGATGCTTGGAATGCTGCTAATGCACAAGCAGTAGAGCAGTCTAATATAGAGTGGCGTAGAAAAGCTAATACTATAGATACTGCTGCTCAGAATGCAGCTAACCAACAAGGGGCAGGTTTTGCATTTAACCTAACAAATAATGCACAAAATGCTTTGTGGCAAGAAGTTAGAGATCAAGCTACGTTTGATCAACAGTCTGCTCAAAGCGCAAAAGACAGGGCATTAAACTTACTTAATGCTGCTTTAGGAAATGATACGTTTCTTAAAGCTAAAGATAGTAGTACTCTAGGTCAAAATAGAACTAAAATATTTGCAATGATTTCTAAAATATTAGCCGAGGTTTAGAATGTTTAAAAAGATAAAAAAATTCTTTAAAAGAATTGGTAGGGGTATAAAAAAGGGATTCCAAAAGTTTGGCAAGTTCATGGGTAAACTTGGTATAGTAGGCCAAATTGCTATGATGTTTATTATGCCTGGAATTGGTAATGCTATGATGAGTACCTTTGGAAGTGTTTTAAAAGGATTAGGGACACTAGGTAGAGTAGGTCAAGCAGCCCAAACTGTTTTAGGTGCAGCAGGTAACTTTACTAGGTTAGTTGCAAAACCTTTTACTACCATTACTGACGGTATAAGTACTTTTCTTAGTAGCACTACTAAATTCTTAACAAATAAAACAGCAGGTTTGTTTGGAAGGGACGCTGTTTTTAAAAGCGCACCAACTACTTTCTTAGGGGCTGATGGTGTAATAGGACAGACAGCTACAAATATTGTAGACAATGTTGTAGGGTTTGCAGATGTTGGTAGAGATTTACTTTCAAATGATATAAGTTCTTTTACTGATAGAAGCTTTAGTTCTTTAAGAGAAGCAAAAGAAACTCAAGCTCTTCAAGATCTTGTTACAGGAGATCAAATGAAGCAAGACCTTATGGTAAAAGCAGTAGGTGAACAAGCAACAAAACCAAGTTTATTAGATAGAGTTACAGAGCCTTTTAAACCTACTAATTTAGTTGAGGGTTTTGCTACAGGTACGGCAAAAGGAGTAACTAATGTAGCAGCTACTGCTACTTTAGATGCAGTAGGTTTAGGCCCTGAGTATGAAGAGTACGGATCACAAAGAAGTTACACTCCTCAGTTCCAATCAGATCAGTCTTTATTATCAACAGGGTTTACTCCTATAGTTGCAGTTGATCAAGGCGGTGCAGATGTTACAGGACAAGAAACATACGCTAATATGATAAACAGACTTACAGTAGGTAATCAAAGCGGTGTAGGGTATGGAGGAAATCAAAACTATAACAACTGGCTTAATAGATCCGTATCAGGATTTGCATAAGGAATAAGACATGGCAGAAGTAGCTTTAGAACCAGAAGAAGATATTGAAGAGTACGCAAGGCAGAAAGCGTTAGAGATAAGAAGACCTATTCCAGGTCAGTCGCTTACTAACGATCCTGAACAGCCTTGGCCTTGGGAAGGTCAGCCTAGATTTACAGATATGAATGATGCTCTTGAATACTTTTTTGATAAGTTTACAGAAGAAGAACTATTTGAAGATCTTATGGATCTTTTAGGAGATGGTGTTCCTGTAATGTCTTTAGTAGAAATATTCTTACAGCAAGGTTTTCAAGAGGGATTATTTAATCCTGACTTAATGTTGCTACTAGCAGAGCCGCTTGCTTATATGCTAATTGCTTTAGCAGAAAGGCAAATGATTGATGTAGTTGTTATGGATGAAGAGGGTGAGCCTAGAACTGATCAACTTGGATTAGCTTTACAAACAATAGAAGAACCTCAAAGGGGTGAAGAGTTTCCAGAAGAGATTGATAATCAAATTCAATCATCTTTACTAGCAAGGGAGTAATAGAATGGCAGAAGATTTAGGTAACATAGCTTCTTTACTTGGCAGTTCTTTTGTACAGACTGCTGCAATGAATGAAGATGAGCGAAATGAAAATAGAAAAAGAGCTATGCGCCAGCAGCTTTTATATGCTTTTGCTGCTCCTATAGCGCAACAAGTAGGGCAAGGAGTTACTAGTTTTGCTGGTGATTTGTTACTTGGTAATAATTCCAAAGACTTTTTTAATACTAGAGAAGGTGTTTCTCTTATGAGGAGAATAAACACCATTGGAAATGCTAAAGGTAGCATAGATACTCAAATTAGAGATCTTGAAAAAATTGGTGGTGGTAATGCTAGAAGAGGAGCATTTGATCAGGCTGTTCAAGATGTTACTACTGAACTACAAAATAAATATAGATTAGCAGGTATTCCTAATATGGATTTAGAAATTGCTGCTGATATAGAAACTATGAAGCCTACTATTAGAGATAATGTAAACGCTGAATTTGATAAACTTGAAAAATTTTATGAAAGTATAGGTAGTGTTCCTAATGCTGAACAATTTTTAAAACTAACTGAAGATGGGCCTTTAAACAGAACAGTAGGGCAAAAAATAGGTGCTAGAATTGGTAGTTTTTTAACTGGAAGAGATCCTAAAGAAACTCAAAGAAATGCTATTAGACTTGCATTAACAGGAAATAACCCAGAGATTTTAGGTAGTGATTGGTTTAAAGCTTTTGAAGAAGGAAATTTTAATGAAAAGTTTAGAGAACAATTAAATGCTGCTAGAAATTTAAGAGGTGATGATTACGATTTTGCTGTAGAAACTAATAATTCGTTTAATGAACTTCTTAATTCTCATCCTGAGTTAGCAGAAAAATATCGTGCTTTAGGAGAAAATGCAGACGCTATACGAAACAAAACAATGGATAATTTAAAAACTCAAAAGCTTTTAAGAGACACTCCTTCTGCTAGTGTATATTTAAAAGAAGCAAGAGCAAGATATAATTTAGCAGAAGATGAATTTCCAAGCATACAACAGCTTCAAGAAACAGCAGTAAGATCTATTGAAGGTATAGGAGAAGATAATTCTGAAAGATTTATATTTACTTATTTAAATGGTGCTGATAACGCAAGCGCAGTTGACAGCATAAGAAATACATTATCTAGAAAAATTTCTAACGGAAAAAAAGATTTTCAAGATTTAAATCAAATTGATCAAGAAAAAATAAACACAGCTTCTACAAATGCAGTAGCAGGATACTTACGTTTTTTTAATCAAGATCTAGAATTTGTTAAAAGAAAAATGAAAGAAAATGAAAACTTTAGTTTTAATCTAGATTTAATAGATGATGTTGCAATAGAAGAAGCTGCTGAAACTTATCTAAATACAATTATTGCGAATTCTAAAACCACTAGACTAGATCCTGGTATTTTAGAAGGAACAGATATGATTTCAAAAATAACAAGTTTATTTCAAAAAGAAGAACAAATTTTAAAAGGAACTGTTAGTGCCGAAACAAGGCAGGAAGTAAGAACTCAACTTTTTGAAACTTTAAGTGATGTTGACGCTGTAGAATCTTTACAAGAAAAAGCAGAAAAAAATGGAAGATATACACAAAGACAAGTTGAAGCATCTGGTGAGCTTTTATCTATGAATAGATTAAGTAGAGTAGTTAGTGCAGTAAAAGAAGAAGCAGATAAAATAAATAATTCTTCTACTTCTAGAAGTAATAAATTAGCGCAAATTCAGAACTTAATAAATAGAGCAAAATCTCAAAGTGAAAAGTCAGCAAAAGATAAAGGATTTTCTGGACTTGATAATGAATTTTATCTTTTGTTAGATTCATTTTTAGAAGATGTTCCTAGTTCTTCAGATAATTTAAATTTAATGTCAATACCGAGTTTTTAAAATATGTCTAAAATAAATTTTTATGACTTAGTTGATGATGGTATCAACGAATCTGTATCTAAAGAACAAGAAGTCTATAGTGATGGTTTGCCTAATTTTGCTAGTTTAATATCTGATGACGATCAACCTGATTTATCAAGTATAGATACTACTAGAAAATTATCTTATGGAGCAGCGCAAGAAACTACTATTGGTGGTAATTTGTGGAGACTTGCAAAAACATTAACTACAGATAAAACTTGGGAAGATTTAGAAAAAGAAAGACAACGTGAAATAGACAGAGAGTACACGGAGTTTATTGGTTTAAAAGATGAAGAAGAAGATGCTGCTATTATTACAGGTCGTATAGGAACAGCCATAGCTGATCCTGTTACTTGGTTAATTCCTTGGGCTAAAGTTGCTAAAGCTGGTAAAATAGCTTCAGTAGCAGCAGGTGCTGGTGTTGGTGTTGGAGAAACTGTACTTAGAGAAAGCATGACAAAAGGAGAAGTTAGTGGTACTAATGTAGCGATTGCTGGAGTTGCTGGTAGTGTAGGTGGTTATTTAAATACTATACTTATGAAAATTCCAAATAAAAGTAAAGTTGTAGATGCACTAGATGATGTAGCTCCTGAAGTTGATGACATAAAGCCTACTGTTTTAAGTGTTACAGATTCTGAAGTAAAAGAAGCTCTTTCTGAAGTTGTTGAAGAATCTCCTTTACCTCCTATGAGAGATGTAATTAGATCATATCAAAGAAGACATTTTTATGGTGAGCCTGAGCCTATAGCAGTTACTTCACAAAGCCCTATGCGTGATCTTGTTAGAGCGCATAACAGAAGACTTTCAGGCTATAATCAAGATATGCCAGAAGGTCAAGCTAGAATTATATTAAGTAAAGAAGAAACAAAAAATTTAGAATCTGTTTCTAATTTTGTAGGATCTCAAACTGTAACTCCTGAGAAAATTAAAAGTGGAGTTTTTACTTCAGAAATTTTAGACTCTCTTGGAAAGGCTGATAAAGAAATAAAAGATATGACTCAGTTAATTGCTAACACAATGGATAAAACAAAAAAAGCAATATATAGAGAAAAACTTGTTGAATTAGAAAATAAAAGAAATTCTATAGTTTCTGGTATAGGTAATAGGGCAATAGATTTAGTTGAAGAAACAGAAAATATAAATATTAAAGCATTAGAAAAATTAAGTCAAGAAGGTAAATTAACAGACAATTTAATGAGGGCTATTATGCAAGAAACAGCAAGACCTGTTTTAGGTGCTGCTGGAGGTTTTGTTTCTGGTGCTAGTAATATGGAAGATTCAGATGATTACGGCACTCTTCTTGCTCATACTGCTATAGGTCTTGGTATTGGATACGGTTGGAAAAACATAAACAATTCAAAAACTTTGACTGAATTAGAAAAATCTAAAGCAAATAAAATTTTAATAAACAACTCAAAAATTTATATGGGAAGAGCTTTAAAAGGTTGGTTTGGAGCTAGTATCCCTACAGTATTAAAAGCTGACGGTGGTTGGAATAAAGTAGTTGGAAAATTAATGTATAGTGTTTCTGGAGATGCTACAGATTCTCTTGAAGCTAGAATGTTACGAGAACAATCAGAGTATTTAACTAAATTAAATAATATTTACGGTGATTCAATAGAAGATAAAACTGTAAGTGTTCTTGTAGGAGAAGCATTAAGAGGATTTATAGATCCAACACAATTAAAAGTAGGTTACAGAGGATTAAATAATTCTTTAGAAGGCGTAACCAAAGAACAAATAGCTGAAGTAGGTAGAATATTACCTCTTGTTCAACAGGCTAGGGATGATATAGCTAATAGAGTAAGTTCTTCTGGAATACGTTACAAAGTTCAAGATGACTATGGATTAGCTCAAAGATATAATCTAGATAAACTTGATAGTGATGAAGCTAGAGCAGCTTTTAAAGCAGATATGGCAGAGGCTTTACGTATACAAAATAAAGGAGAGTCAGTTAATTCTTCTCAACTTGATAGGATAGTTAATGGTATTGAAGGAGAAAGACCATTAAAAGGTGCTAAAGATGTTGCAGGAGATAGTAATAGTATTTTTGTAAAACAAGCAGATGGTACTTTTAAAATGAGAAGACTTTCTGATTTTTTTGAAAAAAATAGAAGGATAACTGATAGAGATGCTGTAAAGTATTTAGCAGAAAAAGGATGGCTTAATTTAGATTCAATGGAAGTTTTAACAGATTACGGTTTTCAATCTTTAAAACTTTCTAATTTTGCAAATACTTTAGGGCCAAATGGAGAACTTGTAAATTTTGCTTTAGATGCTTCTGCTGATGCTTTTAATAAAGCAGGTAAAAAAGACTTAGGTGCAGCTTATAACGAAAGACTTATAAATGCTGTTGAAGTTTTTTGGGGAGGACACGGTAAAAAAATATCTGATGGTTCTAATAGTGCCATGACATTATTTACTACTGCTGCAAATACTTCTTATCTTACAGGAGTCACCATAACAAGTTTAGCAGAATTAGCGCAACCTTTAATGAACAGCGGCTTTAAAGCTGCTTATCAAGGTGTTAAAGGAAAAATTACTGGTGATAAAAACTTTTCTCAAATGACTAGTTTTAAACACGATCAGAGTTTTGAAAGAGAACTTACTGCATTAATGAAGACATCTAATAACTCAAGAGTGAATAAATTTGATGCTGTTAATGAGCAAATAAATAATTTATTTTTTAAAACTATACAACTTCAGAGGTTAACACAAACGGCTCGTAATTACGCATATGATACAGGTGTAAATAGAGCTTATAATATAGCTAAAAAATATGCTAAAAGTGGAAAATTAAATCAAGCATTAGTTAAAGAAATACAAACTTTAGGTTTAAGTGTTGATGATTTAAAACGAATAGGAAGTTACGATGATATAAAAGTTGCTTTTAATAAAGAAAATGCTCAAGATATTTTAGATATTGCAGGACGTAGAGCAGCAGATAGAGATGCTATTGTTCCTTTAATGGGTAACAGATTATATTTTTCACAAAGTAATAACGAATTTATAAGAGCTTTTGGTCAGTTTTTAAGTTGGTCACAAGCTAAGAGTGTTCAAATGAATGCTTTTGCGGATAGAGTAGAAGCTGGTGAAGCTAAAGCATTAATAAGAACTTTAGCTACAGTTCCTATTGGTGCTGCTGTTATAGAGTTAAAAGGTTTTTTTGACACTGATTATGCAGAACGAGGTAAAAAGGAATCTTTTGCTTTAAGAGATTTAGCAAATTATGCAAGATCTACTGGTAATTTTGAAAATTGGGCGCAGACTAAAGGACAAGATTTAATAGAGTATGGTCTTAGAGATGGTGACTTAGCTTCTCAAGGTGTTCCTGCTTATGCTTGGGTAAACGATTTAGCTAAAGCTACTGGAGATATGTTTGAAGATTTTGAAAATGAAGACTACAAAGGAGGAGTAAAAGAAATTTTAGATGAACTTCCAGGTTTTAAACAGGCATTGAAAGCTTATAAAGGAATGACAGGAGAGTATATAATATATGATGCTCCTAACGTAAAAGATAAAGAAAAGTTACCTACTTTAAGAAAAGGTGGTGAAGTAGATATAGAACGAGCGGCATCAGAGCCTGATGAACGAATAGATAAAATGACAGGTATGCCTTATGATCAACAAGCAGGTACTGCCTTTGTAGATGAAGAAGATCCTTTACGAAGAATGGGCTTTGGTAAAGGGGGTGGTGTAGATCCTTTAAGGCGTTTAGGATTTGGACATGGTGGTAAAGTTTTAAATGTTTTACAAAATAGGAAAGTAAGTAATGGCTAGAAAATATATAATTCAAAAAGGAGATACGTTAAGCCAAATAGCTCGTAGGCTAAAAATAAACATAGATACTCTTGCTCGGATGAATGCGATAAAAGATAAAAATAAAATATTTGTTGGTCAAGAATTAAAATTAGAAGATCCTAGAAAACCTTTAAATTTACAAGTAGCTGATGCTTTACGTCCTAAACCAAAGTCACAGATTCAAAAATCTCAAGAAGACTTACAAAGAACTCCTACTATGAATCCAAGAGGAAGAGCTATTAAAAGTAGAACTACTGCTGGCCCTGTAAAGTCTAGAGGATTAATGGCTAGAAGTAAGAAAAAAATTCCTGTTAAGCCTGAAACAAAAGACACTAGCTATAGTAGTTTAGTTCCTTCTTTAGCTCCTGTTTATGGTGGTTTGGCTTTTGCAGATAAAGCTTTACAAACTGTTGGCGTTAACACTGACCCCATAAAAATTGCTCTACAACAAGCACAGCTTTCTTTGGTTGAAAGATTTAAAGGTAAAGACTCAGAGCTTGCAAAAGCTTTATCTAAAGATATAACTGAAAAAGATTTAAATGCTGACGTAGTAAAAGCAATGAGAGATGGTGCTGTTAAAATGTTTAGAGAAGGTAAAGAATCTTTAGATTATGTTGCTCAAGGAACTACTAGACCTGGAGATATTTTTGAAACAGGAGCTGCTGGCTTTTTAGATTCTATACTAAGCCCTTCTAAAGCTGCTAGTTATACAACTGGAGAAACTAGCAGAGGTGCTTTTACTCTAGATAAAAATAATAATTTAATATTAAATGATGTGTATGATTTTCCTGACGTAGCAGAATCTGCGGCATATGGGCCTAAAGGCGGGACATATTTAAAAGTACACAACTTATTTGAACCTAGAGGAACTACTGGAGAAGAAGGTTTTACTTCTGGTTTGTTCGCAGTAAGTCCTCAAAACACTAGAAAAATGACTATAAATTTAGGAAAGGCTCCTAAAGATATTATTAAAATGTTACAACCTCAATACATAGCAAGTGCTGGCACTGGTTCAACTGTTGGAGGTGGTGGTTAATGTATAAATATTTTACAAAAGAAGAACTAACCTGTAAACACTGTGAAGAGTATTCGATGTCTGATGAGTTTATGCAAAAGCTTGATCAACTTAGAGAAGACATGGGTTTTCCTTTTAAAATAACTAGTGCCTATAGATGTCCTGAACATCCCATAGAAGCTCGTAAGAAGTCTCCTGGCTCTCATTCTACAGGAAGAGCTGTAGATATAGGTGTGCGTGGAGAAAACGCTTACAAGCTAATACAGGGAGCTATAGAGCTAGGTTTTACAGGTATAGGTGTAAATCAAAAAGGTTCTTCAACAAGGTTCATACATTTAGATGATATTGAAAATTCTGATGAAAGACCTAGACCTACGGTATGGAGCTACTAATGGTATTATATGCTGAATCGTTATTAATTATGTTGTATTCAATTTACTTAAAGCATCAAACTAAAGTAGGTTTAGATATACTACAGCTAGAAGAATTTAGATTGTTGTTTGAAGAGCAGCAAGAAGTTATTGCAAGCCTTTTAGAAGAAGTAAAAGATACCCCTAAATTAAAAAAGGAGAAACAAACATGGCACTAGGAGTGGGGGCTATTGTTAAATCTGTAGCTGGTCTAGGGCAGACTTGGTTAGAAGGTAAGGTTGCTAAGACTAAAGCCAAAGCAGAAGCTGAAGCAGCAGTCATGGTTAAACAAGCTGAGTCAGTAGCAGATTGGGAAACAGCTATGGCTAGATCGTCCCAACAGTCTTGGAAAGATGAGTGGCTAACAATATTATTTAGTATACCATTAGTATTAGCTTTTATACCTGCTACAGTTCCGTATGTCGAAGAGGGTTTTAGAGTATTACAAAATATGCCTGAGTGGTATCACTATGCTTTGAGTGTAATAGTAGCAGCATCATTTGGAGTTAGATCTGTCATAGGCATAATGAATAAAAAGAAATGATATTTGAATCCATTGCAGCAATAACAGCAGCGTTAAGTGCTGTGAATGGGTTGATCGGGCAGGTCAAAGAATCTGGTGGTCATATAGGTTCTGTATTAGATAGAATGCAAGCCATTAATTCAGGGATGCAAAAGTATGAGATAGAAAAACGTGAGTCTTTAGTACAACCTTTATCGCCACAAGAAGCTATGAAATTAGCTATGGCAAAAAGACAAATGGAAAGATTTCACGAAGAATTAAGAAACATGGGTATTCTTTCTAGAGAGCATCAAAAATTTGTAGATGATTACTTTCAAGTAATAGCAGAGTCTAAAGCTCAACATGAAGCGTCAGTTAAAGCTGTAATAGAAAAACGTAAACAAAGAAAACAATTATTACATGATCTTTTTGTTTGGACTTCAGTAAGCGGAATAGGTTTAATTATCGCCGCAATTATTATTGCCTTAGTTATTGCAATATTTAGATGACAATAATGGCTTTTATGTTAGTTGTTATTATTAATGGTAACACATTAGAAAATGACGGCTGGTATTTTAGAAATATTTATCGTTGTAATACATTTGCTCATGCAGTAGAACATGGCAATGTAAGCCAATACGATAGAAGAGATAGGCAGCATAATATCTCAGCATATTGTGTGCCTGTAAACGTACCTAAAACTACACAGTTTTGGGATTAACACTTAACTAAATGGAGGTAATAAGATCTACAAACTATGATGAAATTTATACTTGTAATTATTTTAAATTCTGTTCCGCAATCAATTCAAGTATTTAATGATAGAGAGGAGTGTTTTAATACTGCTTCTCTACTTCAACAAACAAAAAGGATAGAAAGCTATTGTGTCCCTTCAGGGTTAAACCCAATAGTAGAAATTCCTAAACGAGAAATGATAGGATAAAAATGCCAGCAAAGAAAAAGTCCAAGAAAAAAAAGTCTACTGTTAATAAAGCAGGGAACTACACTAAACCTACCATGAGAAAGAATTTGTTTAATAAAATTAAAGCGGGTTCTAAAGGAGGTAAGCCAGGTCAATGGTCTGCTCGTAAAGCTCAAATGCTTGCAAAGCAATATAAAGATAAAGGAGGAGGCTACACATAAAGTAAAATTACGTTCATCCTTAACAGGACGGAAGTAGGCACATAATGCCGAAGGAACGCATTGATGAAGTTTGTCAATCTAACTGGAGGTATATTATGGGTAAATTCTATAGGGGTATACGTATGCAAGAAAAGAATCAAGAGAATGATAAAGTTGTTGAAGGTGGAATATACAGAGGAGTAAAACACTCTGGTACTTCTAAAGACTTTAAAATGAAATCAGGCTCTTATCGTGGAGTAAAGTGGAATGAAACAAGTTCAACAGAAAACAATAATAACGAAAAAGAAAATGGAAGTGTTAGTTAAACAGCAAAAAGACAAAAGGCATAATCAATAATGGGCTTAAAAAAATCTCAAAAATCTTTAAAAGCTTGGACAAAACAGAAGTGGCGTACCAAGTCTGGTAAAAAATCTAGCGAAACTGGAGAGAGGTATCTTCCCGAAAAGGCAATAAAGTCTTTATCTTCTAAAGAGTACGCAGCTACTACAAGGAAGAAAAGGGAAGATACTGCTAAAGGTAAGCAGCATAGTAAGCAGCCTAAGAAGATTGCAAAGAAAACCAGGAGGCATAGGAAAGTATGAGAGAAGAATATAAGAAAGGAGGCAAGTCTAAACGAGATCCTAGACTAGCTAGAGCAGGAGTGTCAGGGTTTAACAAACCTAAACGTACTCCTAACCATCCTAAAAAGTCTCATATCGTAGTAGCTAAAGAAGGCGATAAGATTAAAACAATTCGTTTTGGTCAGAAGGGAGCTAAGACAGCAGGGAAACCTAAAGCTGGAGAGTCTGCTCGTATGAAAGCCAAGCGTAAAAGTTTTAAAGCAAGACACGCTAAGAACATTAAACGAGGTAAAATGAGTGCAGCTTATTGGGCTGATAAGGTGAAGTGGTAATATGGCTATGGAAGATTTTTTTAGTCTCACAGAACTTCCAGAGACTAGCGTATTAAAAACAAATGCAGATGTTGTCTCTTATATAGCAGAAGCTATAGGAGGATCAAAAGACTTAGAGTTGTCTAAAGAAATGCTTGAGCTTCTTAATAAACATTCAGAAGTTGTTTTAGAAACAAGTCAAAAAATAATGTGCAAATCTAAAATGCATTTACAATCAGTCAAATGATTGATCCTACATCATCATCAATGCCTGTAGGTACGTGGGCTAAACATAATAATACAGAAGTTGTTAGGTATGACCGTAAGCATGGAGAGGAGCATAGGCTTCAAACTGTGTTTAGAACTGTATACTATGAGTTTGCAGACGGTAGAGTAAATTTAAAAAATTACACATCTCAAAACTCTACAATAAACTTAACAGCTTAACTTACTTATAAAATATGTGGTTGTTTATAACTACTGTTGGAGTAAGTTCTTTAGCCCAATAAGGGTCTTCAATGTAGTTAGCATGATACCACAAAGATCCCTCAGTAATATCCATATCATCAAAGTTAAGTAATCTAAAAGCTAACACTATACTATCCAACCACGTTTCAGAGTCAGTAGGTATGTCGTGCTTTCCGTCACAGTACCAGCTAAACTGACATCTATTTTTAGTCTCCCCTCCCTGATAAACTACCTCGCATATCGTATGTGGAAACATACCATGATCTCTTCTGTTTATAGTAACTTGACCAACAGCAATGCGTCCTGCTAGTGGTTGATTACCTGCTTCAAAGTAAATATTCTTAGCTAGACAATGAGCTTCTTCATCTTGATCAAAAGCTTCAGCAGTTTTACAAGTTGTAAAAATCAGCGCAAATAATACGAAGAGCATGGCTAGATTATATCTAATATCTTTTTTCATATGCTAGTCTTCCATATTGCTGTGTAAGGATGTATCCAACCTTCTTGTTCTAGTACCCAAAACAATCCCTCTTGAACTCTTATTTCTGGAAATACTGAAAGAGGTGTAGTGTATGAATGATCTCGATAATCACTATGCATAGGCCAAGTACAAGGAACAGAAACAGAAACAATATTATCTTTAATACTTAAAGTACCGCTGTTAAAAGTTAAAGATACTCTAGCTTCAGGGCTACCTATAACGTAATTATTTGGATGCCACACTAATCTAGTAGGTTTTGTGTAGTTATTTATCGCTTCTTTAACTACTTTAGATTCTAAAAAGAAATCAGTCTCAAAATGTATTTCTTTATTACGAACATTAGGATTTAACATTAACATAGCTTCTTTTGATATTTCAGGATATAAAGGATAACCAAGAACATTCATCAGTATGTATGCTGTGTATATTTCTACTTTGTTAAAGGTAGAAAAATTATCAAGTTTAATTTCTTTTTGAGATAAATAGTTTAATCTTTCGATTCCTAAAAAGAATAAACTGACTAACAATCCTAGTATGATAATTAATTTTTTCATTTTAAAGCTGTTAACTCTTGTTCTAAAGTTTTATGAAGATTGAATAGTTTAGGTTCTAGTTCTTTTAAAACTTTTTCTACGTAACAACTATCAGGATACTCGAATATTTCTGTTACTTTTTCTGCTGGTAGCTTACTGTACTCCGTCATTAAATTACCTTTCTTATCTATAAATACTTTAAATGATATTATGTTTCCTTCTTTCATGTGAACTGCACCTTATCTATATTACCTCGTAGTCCAGCCTTCATGTATGTAGTAGCTCTACCTTCAAAAAAGTTTTGATGCTCTACTCCTAATACGTCATCAAGCCAGTTAAGAGGATTGTCTTTAACTTCGTAGTTAGGTTTTAATCCTAGCTGCAATAATCTTCTATCTGCTATGTACCTTATGTAGTCTTGCATTTCTTTCTTTGACAGACCTTCTATGTTACCCATCTCAAATACTAAGTCTAAGAATCTATCTTCAAGATCTACCATGTCTCTACATGCCTGATATATTTCTTTCTTAAAATCATCATTCCATATATCTAAATTTTCATGTACAAACTCTCTAAATAATTTAGTCATAGCTTCTACGTGAAGAGATTCATCTCGTATACTATAGGTAATAATCTGGCCCATGCCTTTCATGCGCCCGAATCGTGGGAAGTTTAGTAGTATTATAAAGCTACTAAAAAGTTGTAATCCCTCTGTAAATGCTGAATAAACTGCAAGTGCTTTAGCTATAGATTTTTTATCTCCTTTTGTAACCTTTACAGAATCTACATACTCATGCTTATCTGCCATAGCTTCGTACTCTGAGAATGCTTTGTATTCTACTTCAGGCATACCTACTGTATCTAGTAACAAACTGTAGGCGTGTTGATGGATAGATTCCATGTTGTTGAATGCGCCCATCATCATACGAGCTTCTGGCTTCTTAAAGATACGCATGTACCTATCTACATAACCTGTACTAACATCTACGTCTGACTGAGTAAACAGCCTAAAGATTTGAGTTAGTAAGTTTTTCTCATGCTCTTCTAAATCTTGCCAATCTTTAACGTCATTATGTAATGGTACGTCTTCTGGAAACCAGTGCATCTGGTTCTGCTGTACGTAGTAGTCAAACATCCAGGGGTGATCAAAAGGTTTATAGTAATCTCTATTACTCATTAGGCTCATTTAGAATCTCCAATGTTGCGAGTTTTTCTTCTGCCGCTGCTAGTTGTTCTATAAGACCATCAACTGTATCTACTATAGACGGATGATCTGCTACGCCTACTGAAGATGTAAAGTAATTATTAATATCTACTTTATATTTTTTAATCTCGTATTTATATTTTAATTCAAGAGCTTCTTTTATTTTATTCAT